TACATCCACAAGATTTTCGAAGACGGTGTGAACTACACCAAGGTCGAAGACTTGCATCGGCTGTCTAACATGCTGATGGAGGAGTATCACGTCACACCTAAGCGGAAGAAGGATACCGACAAGTGTATCAACAACTTTCTCAGATTCAACAGCAATCTCAAGGGTGAGACAGTTTCTTGCGAGCTTCACAGCAAGATCGAGCTAGCCGAGGGGATGCAGTATGAGTTCGTCATCGACCGGATCGTCAAGGGGCCGGAGGGCGGCTACCTCATCATAGACTACAAGACCTCAAAACGAGAGAAGACCAAGGTAGAACTTTTTAACGACAACCAGCTTCGCGGGTATGCTTACGCAGTTAACAAACTGTATGACGTTCCGTTTGGCAAGATTACCTGCGCCCATTACTACCCGCTGACTAACAATCTGGTGACGGTCAGATACTCAGCATCACAGATCTTCGAGTGGAAGAAGCGCCAGATCAACAAGGTCTGGAGAATTCGCAAGATGAAGAAGACCGAGTTCGTCCCAATGGAGAACGAGTTCTGTAACTGGTGTGAATACAAGAACGGCTATTGCCCAAAGTTCAACGACCCACACACTGTGAAGCACTGCATCAACGAAGAGAAAGAAGCTAAGAAATGAATGGAGAATATATCTCTATATCAATAGAATCAAAAAAATCTATAATAATTTCTTTCTTATAACGTCCCTTATTAGTTAAATAATTAATGAGGGACGTTTTCTTTATTGGTTTCTGATTCTTCATGGCTTGAAGAATCTTTAGTTGAAAAAGTTTAACTAATCTCTCGGAGTAGAGATGCTTCCAATCTTCTCTGAACTTAAAGCTTAAAGTGTATTCTATTAAATCATAGAACTCTAATATGCTTATCTTTATGTCGTTATCATACATACCTATACCTAAAAACACCAAGGCTTCAAGCATTCCTTAGCCTGACCAAGCTTAAATAAGCTTTATAGCGAGATTTTTTCGAAAATGAGTGATCTACTAAAAAATTTTTCTTCAGCAATGAACGATATTGGACTTCGTAGTCAAGTATCTAGGAAAAGAGTAGTTAGTAGTTTTGGTATCAAACCTGGTTCTGTATACACATTTTTCTACGAAGGCAAGCAAGTTGTATTTTACGTAGTTCAAACTAACAGAGCACCACAAGCAGTTTATATCTCTAATCAAGGAAATAAGCTAGTCACTGGGTTTAAAACTGAATTTAACCCAGAAGAAACTAATGAATCCTTAAAGCTATTAGTTAAGAATTTATTTTCTAGTAGAAGAACAGCTAAATATAGTAAGGCTACAGAAAGAGCTATTGCTGCTAAAGATCCTGTAGATAACAGAACCATTAGAGACTTAGGTAACGGGAAGTCTGGGGATAATATCCCACCCAGTAGAACTAAAACCTTAATTGCTATCGCAGGAATACGGAACTTTAGAACTTATAACTTCAAAAAGATGTCTAATATTTATCAAATTATATTAAATAAGCAGGGATAACATGGACGATAGAAAAGCAAGTGACCTAATAGAAGAGCTTAGAAAAGGCAGAGACCAGAGTAAAAGCGTTACAGAAGAATTAACTGATATTAACAGTTTTCTAAAGCAACAAACAGCTTATCTTCGTTTAAATACTAGAGCATCTGAAATTTTAGGAATAAGCTTAAAAACTAGTCAGACTAGTATGAAAAGCTTAACGGCAGGGTTCGGTGCGATAGATAATGAACTTCAACAATTAAAACAAAATTTTAGTGATTTATTTACGACTAACCTTGCTCAAGTCGCTGGTAATAAATTTGCTGGTGCAGCAATGAAAGAGCTTGGTGGAGATTTAAAAGCCCTTGTCCCAGTAACAACAGCTAATACTGTTCGATTAGCTTTATTCCAAGCTGGGTTAGAGAGAAACTCTGAAAGTTTATCCCTGTTTTTAGCTAGATCAGAGATTCTTGGAGAGAGTCTAGAGCAAGTTACTTTTAATCTTAGAGGAGTAAAAAATAACTTAGGACTAAATGATAAAACCCAAGTTATGCTTATTGACGCAGTTTCTACTGCTGCGGGAACTTATAAAACTTCTAGTGAAAGTGTTTTAAGAGGCTTACTATCCTTATCCAATGTTTTAGCTGTAACTAATACCCGAGTTAACCCAGAGACAGCTAGACTTATTACGTTGGTCCAAGGTATGGTTGATAGGGTAGCCCCTGACGCTCTACAAACAGCACTAGAGCCCCTACTTACCAGAGGCCCTGAATCTATTAGACTTGCAGGAGCCCTTGGGGTAGGGGCTGAACTACAAAGACTTCAGGCAGGTGTGGGTAGTCAAGCAGAACAAGTAGAAAACCTTCAAAAGATACTGAGAGCTTTTGTGTCTTTCCGTGACCAGTTTGTTAGTGGAGATGTTCAATCTAATATTCTTACGTCTGATTTGATAGAGAAAGTAACACTTCTTAATTTAAATCAAATAGAAACTTTAAGAATAGCTGAACAATCTATACAACAAAACAAAAATAATATTGAAAAAATTGCTTCTATAAACGACGCTCAACTCAGTGTTGAGAAGCTAATGAAACATTTGTTCGATGGGTTCTCGGTATTAAAAAATGGTATATTCCTATATCTAGAAAGATTAGTTGATAAGTGGGGACCAGAAGCCTTGAGTAAACTAGGTTTAATTGCTGCTGCTGTAGGAGTAGTTGTCGCGGGTTTAGCGGCTGTATCCTTGGCTTTAGCTCCGATAGCTCTCCTAATTGGTCCTTTACTTACAATAGCAAGTGGTATACTAGCTATAGCACTTTCTGTGGCAACTTTTGCCGTTCAAAATCCAGGTCTAATTGCTCTAGGCACTCTGGTGAGTTCGTTCACTCCAGCAGGAGGGATTACATCCTTGATGAACCAATTGGGAAGCATGATCGTAGGCTTTATAACGACTTATATGAGTATTAGTAAAACACAGCTTGATAAATTTGTAGCTGACGCTACGACATATATTACGTCTATTCTCCCTCCTGGTTTGGTAAGTGGGGATTGGTTTAAAATGATAAAAGATACAGTAACTGATTTAGAAAAAAGTGTAGTTGATGCCCTCGCACCAATAGCTCAAGATACAGATGTTTTAGCGAATGATGTTAGACAACAAAAATTCTCTGATTTAGAGAATGAAGCCAGGAGATACTCTATGTCTCATGCTAAGATTCTATCTGAGATAATCAAAAAGTCTAACAGAGACTTAAGTGTTGACATGACCGCTGAAAATGCTAGGTATGAGATGGTTAAACAGAATCTTTATTTACGAACTATAGCTGAACACTTAGAAAGACAATCTGATCTAATGATGGATACCAAGTTCAGATGGAATAACGCTAAATCAGGAGATGGATCAAAATGACAGCTTACGGCGATAAAGAAATCAGAGATAGGCAATTACATAAGAAAGGCTGGATAGAGTTCATCTTCCCAGAGAAAGGCAAGAGTAACTCTAAAAGTATTACTAGCAGTAATAAAATAAAAATGCCTTTTTATGAAAACCCTACCATCATCGAAATGAAATCAAGTAGACTTTCTACTTATAAATTAATAGGAAGAAACAGTGATTTATATTCATATCTAGGAGCAGATTCTAGACAATTTGAATTGCAGTTTAGCTTCACTTTACCACACTTATTTCATTTTTTAGAAAGTTTTCCTAAAGCATTACCAAAACAAAATCGCAAGTTTACTTTCTTAGGTAATGATAGAAAACTTAATCAGATATCTGAACCTTCTTTGTTAGACATTTTTGATGAAGCTGATAGGCTAGGTTTAGCTAGAAAAAATACAACAGCAGAACCTGAAGTAATCTCTGATACTTTTGAAGAAATTGGTCCACTAAAAGCAAGACAATCTATTAAAAACTTTGAAGAGAGATTTTTAGACTTTAGAGACTTAAATAGTGATCCACAAGGTGTTAGAGGGGCCTACCTATTTTTTATAAATTTAGTTAGATCTAGCGTAATAGGAAGTGAAGAAATTGGTTTAGGACCTCCAATCCTTAGATTGAATTTTGGAGCTATGTATAAAGACATTCCGTGTATTGTCACCAAATACAATATTGAAATGGATCAGGATTCAGGGTATGATACTGTAACACTACTACCAAGAAGAGTTAATATTAATCTTAGTATGAATGAAGTTAGAGTGGGAGATTTCACATACCATAACCCAAAAAACAAGGGAGTCGCAGACGACAATATCCCAACTTGGGAGTCTTTATTTAGGGCAGGAACTCTAGACCCTAGAGCTTAAAACATATAGCAGAATATGAAAAATGATGCACTATGCAATGGGATCTGAGACTGTTTTCCATAAAGGAGTAACTCTAAAAACCATAGTTGGGAATACTCAAGCAGATAAGTTAGTTCAAAAATTTAATGAACAAGAAAAAACCACTTATACAAAAGTGCCTACAGGACTTGAACATAGACCTGATCTGCTAGCTAATCAACTATATGGAGATCCCGACCAAATATGGTTAGTGTGTTTATCATCTAATAGATTCGATGTTTTCGAAGATTTTGATTCCGGCTCTATAATAGAATTACTGTAAAATGAATTCTCTAAATCCAACTCCTGGGCCGTGCATCCTAATAACAGACAACCCAGACATAGCAACTGCTTTTAATGATGAGAAAGTTACTGAGGCGGCAGGTAAAGGGACTGCTTCGGTGGCTTATCTAATTAGCCGTATTAGAGATACTTACCCACAAAGCTCTTTATTTCTTAGTAATCAAAACACAGGTTTCCTGTCATTAGATGTTGAGTGCATGGCAAACTCTTCTCCAAGAGCAACCATTACAGCATTTGAAACTTCTGAATTTTTTGAACTAAATATTTTAAGATCTGCCATAGCAAATCTTTTAGAGAAAAAAAATAGCGTAACAGAGTTAAGACCAATTATTGGTCCAACTAGAATTTTTTACATAGCTTTTGGCTCTGGAGACGAATTAAATTATTGGTCGTCTTTTTCAGGATATAGACTCATAGGCGCGGAAAGTTTTGATAATTTTGATGAAGCTAGACGCATCACTTTAGAGTTTGCTGCTGGATTTAGTTTATCAGACTTTTCGACTGATGCAATAAGCACTTTTGCTAATCCTGCCTTAATTAGAGAAGGTTATATTGCAGTATTTGATAAATTTAACAAGAGAGGTTCTGGCGGCGAGGATTTCGCTCCGATAAGCGTTTATGCAGCAGCTAACCCAAATATCAAAGCTAGAAGGGACTATAGAAACAAAAATTTACCATTTTATCTTGCATCAATAGAAAATGTTATTGATAAAGCTCTTCAAGTAATTTTTGATACAGATAATATTTTTATTATAAATTATAAAGAGCCTTACCCTTTAATTCAGCGTATTATATTAGAAAATACTGTCCCAATTACTTTAGAAGTTGAACTTTCTAATATTTTAAATTTATCTGAGTTACCAAGAGCAGGTTCTTTAGAATTACAAAAATTTAGAGTATTTAATAAAATTTTAGAAAATATAGCATCAATTTTTAATTTTAATCTTACTCCTGGTATCAAATCGCCTTCTAAACAAATTAGAACTTTACAAGAAATCATAAGCACTGACGATTTAAATTACACATTAGAAAGTCTGAAAACTTTAGGATTTTCTTTAAATACAGACATAGAGGGAGGAGTAAGCAAAGTTGAGATTGATAGAATATTAAAAAGCTTTCAGGATGGATACAATAAGCTATTAGGAACTGATAGTTACTCTTACATAAGAGAATCCGACTTGAGTGTTTTAGCAGCAGCAGACGAAGCTTTAATTAAGCAATTTGGAAAAAGCTTTTTTGATAGACGTAAACCTTTAGTGATTTTTGGGCCAAAGGAATTAATATCTAATTATTTTTACGGTCTAAGCTATAAAACAAATTTAACATCTGATTTTAACGAGTCCTCAGAACAAGTAAAAAAAGTAAATCAAAAAAACTTTGAGACAGTTTTTAACTTATACAATAGCCAAAACTTAAATGATAATACATTAATTAAATTACTAGAAGGTCAAGAGGACTTAAAACAAAAATTTAATAATGTAATTAAAAATAATAACTATCCAATATTTAAACATAATATGCAAAATAGTAATGTTCTATCTTTGAAAATATCAGATAATAGAGCTTACTTATTGTTACTGTCCCAAGCTTATTCAGTATTAAGTGCTTATGCTTCTATTAAAACAACTTTATTAAAAGATCCTGCTTCAGAGTTAGAGTCTCAAGAAGCAAAAGAAATAGACGCTGCCATAAAACGTAGGCAGTTTACAGACGCTAGCGCGATCGGACCTAGAACACAGCAAGCACAACAGCGTGTTGATGACGCAACTCAAATAGAAGTTGACGCTATAGTAAAAAAATATCAAGAGAAGAGAAAAGAAGGTTTTATTTATAGATTAGCAGCAGCTACAAACAAAGAAAGATTAGATATGCTTTTAAGAGAAGGACGATTTAGTCCTAATATTGATTACGTAATAACGTCTACCTTTCTAGGTAGACCAGCCCCAAGTAGCGAACAATTAGATGCTATAAAAGCAGAATTATTTAGTGAACAGATTTCTGTAGAAAGAAAACTTGAATTACTGAAGAGTGATAGAGGATTTAGTGAAGAGTTATTACAACAAGAGGCAGAAGCCTATATTGACTCAAGATTAGAGAAGTATGGTCTTATACGAAGATTGGAGGACGGTTATGCCTCAGATCCTATAGCATTTTTCTCTGATCAATTAGATGTATTAGATAAACACTTATTTCAAGTTGAAATAGAAACTTTACCATTCTTTGCTATATCAAATTTTAGTTTCTTATTAAGTCCTTGTTTCTTATTCTCTCAAAGACCTCCATTTATTGGAGATAGAAAAACTAGGAATCCACTAGACTCTATTAGTGGAGGCTATTATATTACAGGTTATCACCACACAATAGACCAAAATAAAGTCGTTAGTAGATTTGTATTGTTTTCACTTCAGACTAAAGATATAAATGAAGATGATAAGTTAGGAGGCTAAAAATGAAATTATTAACAGCAAGTGTCATTAGTAATACTGATATTTACCAAGCTGGTAGATTCATTGTTAGCTCAACATCATTTACTGGTCCTAGATCTTGTATTTACACAAGCCCATTCGGTGGTTTACATAATCCAATAGATGGACAAAAAGCTGGATTTTTTGCTATACCTAGCATTGGACAGACTGTATTAATAGCACAAACCGATGACGTAGGGGGAGATAACTACTACTTAATTAGTGTTGTCCACGACATCGACACTAGATCAGACGGAGACTCAATCCCAGTCGTAGCCCGGTCAGGGCCTGTTCCTAAAGAACTTTATGACCTATATCCGGGATCACCTCAAAAAGTTGTAATTAGAGACGCTTACTCTAATCGTCTAGTCCTCTCGCACGCTTACGCGCCCGAGAAGAATAAAGAAGTGAATAGAGCCGAGTTGATTGGATCAAAAGGAAAGAAGCTTAGTTTAGATGAAAGTCCGTTAGTTAATAGAATTAGCTTAGAGAACGAGTATAGAGACGGGTTTTATCTTACGTCAGACATCTCACCGATTTCCCCAGACATGGGAGAAAGGCATATGATCCTCAGAACTGTGGGGATGATGCAGCATCTGAGTGAATTAGGAATAGAAATGATAGTAACTGAAGGCACTGAATTAACTATTTCTAATGAATCAACTGGTATAAATTCTGGTGGTGCCGCTGCCTTTGGTAATGTTAATCTAAGATCAAAGTTTAAAGATATTAACATAACTTCTGATGGAGAGACTGGTAATATCTTAATTAGATCGTTAGGTTCTGATGGCGTAATTCAACTTAATTCTAATGGCGATATAATTATAAAAACACCTTCAGATAAAAATGTATACATTGAGAGTGGTAATATTAACATAAAAGCCGAAGAAACTCTTAATCTTGAAGCACAGAACGTATATATTAAAGGCAATAATGCTACGACAATTTCAGGTGGCGGATCTTCGGTTTTAGATTTAACACCTTCGGACGCGAGTCTAGGAGGAACCTTAGTTAATCTAGCACCGCCTACTCCCCTACAGGCACCAAACGGAGCCGAAACTCGAACAGCAATTCAGAATGATTACGGAGAATAATGGCAAACTTTGATATAAACTTATTTGCAAGTGTAGTAGGAAGAGACGGTAATCTTCTAGACTCAATACAAACAAGTTTTGGCTTCCCTTCATGCTTGAAGCAGCTAACTGCTGAAGCAGTCGCGTTGATACCAAGATCTGTTCTAAATCAAGTTTTAGGATCGGGAGAGTCAGCCGAGGCTAAAGCTGACTCTGCATTAGCATCAATCTATAACACTTTTTCTTTCCGTAGTGGCGTAGTTAGTTATGTAACTAAAGACGGTCGAATACAGTTCGAGTCTAATAGTTCTGATTTGCTTGCAAATACGGATGCTAAGGAAGAAGTAAGAGAAACTAACGCATTCCTAGATTTATTAAGTGACTTTGATGCAGCAGCGCAAGTTGGAGGCAATCTCTACAGAAACATTGAATCCCAATATCAGAGACTTCAATCTATTAAGCAATGTCTAGAAAAGTTTAAAAATATTCAACGCTTCAAAAATGGATTGGGCGCAGATGAGGCTGCGGCTAACCTTACGAATGAACAATACGACTCTCAAGTTGCAGCGGCTTACAGTAGATACTCTGCTCAAGTAAGTGCTATTGTCGCTGAAGCGGCAGCAATAAGTAATGTTGTATCGGTTATACGAACTGAGCTAGCCAGAAGAGAGCTAGACCCAAACGCAGAACCAGAAATAGATGCAAGATTTGCTAACTTAGTCTCAGGAACAAGTTTCAGAGTGGAATCAACTGACGAGGATGATACAGGAGAGGAAATCATCAGGCTAGTTTATGGGCCACCAGAGACAACTAATGGTAGATATATCTTAACTACAGACGGACTCTATTATAATTCACAAACGGACAATGAGCTAGAGCCAGTCTTACTATTTATATCAGATACTAGTGCATCAATAGGGGAAGCAGAAAAGTGGAAGTTTAACTTCCCTCCAAATGTTGGAGGGAAAGGTGACCAAATAAACTCAAAAACTTTTAATAAGTGGATAAATACTGTCTTTGATGAAAATATAATTGATGATTCTGAGGATCTACAAGAGCACTACAACAGAGATCATTTTTTACAAGTTTTAGACGGACAAAAAGAAAAAAGAATATTAGACATAAATAAACAAATTGATAATCTGATAGAATCAGAAGCATCTCTTTCAATAATAGAAAATTTTAAACAAAGTTTATTAAGTGAAGTTGCTTATCACAATAGTAAAATAAACAGAAGGAAAAAGCAAATAGAAATTGCTTTCAGAGCTCCTACAATTTTTGGAAGAGGCACAAGCCCCGCGCCTGGGAAAGTTCCAATTAATGATTTCTCTTATCTACAAGATTGTAATATTTCTCTGTCTTTGAATACACAAAAAAACTTAATCTTGAATCAAGAGGATGTTTCCGGTGTAGTCTTACCATTGAAGCCAACATTTGTAGTTAGCAAGTCCCCAGACGCCACCGAGACCATCGAACACCTGATAGTTCCTGAAGTGGGCATTGGTGGAATAATCATTGATGATACAGATCCCAATGACTCTAGTAGCTTGGAACTTGCCATAAGTGATGTAGTGACTACTGATAACTTAATATCAGTTTACAACTTTTTAAATAGTAAAACAACAATACCTAGCTCTCTTGATTTTAATGTTTTAAACTGTAAGACCACAGATGATTACAATAATGCTCAACTAGTAGCACCTAATGCTGAATTTGTTTTCGGTAAATCTGATCAAGCCTCTTTTGGCTTTGGGTATGGACTAGGGGCGGCATATTTAGAAGGTATAACTAGAAACTATGGAATCTACCCTTCAGCTCTAGGTAGCTATGTAAAATTACCAGACACTGAAGAATACCAGGACTGGCTATACTCTAAATCAGGGGCAACCTTTGATACTTGGGTTTACGCTCCGTATTTAACCTTTGATGATTCCTGGGACGATGGTTTAGATACTTCAAGTCTTTACAGACTAATCCTTGCTTGCGAAAATACTGGATCACTTTCTTCAGTAACCAGATCTCCCTCGGAAGATATACTCAATGTTGGTTACACCGATGGATCTGATTTTACTAAAGGTCTAATCATGGGCTTCACCCGAGACATTAGATGGAGAGGTCAGTCTGGGCCTACTAACGATGGCAGCCTACAGAAAGGCAAGGATGGAGGCTTTATATTAGCACCTACAATCGGATACGACTCTTCTTCAGTCGCTTTCATAGCAAAAGCAAAAGCCCAAAATACCTGTTTGAACACTTCAGGTTGGTTAGGCATGTATGTTCCTTTAACTACACAGACAGATTCAGGTAAAACTTTAGAAGATTGCTCAAAGGGTTTCTGCCAGCTATCTCTTACCTTCAATTATAAGACTGATACCGTCAGTCTATTTTTAGATTCTGAGCTTTTATCTACGTCTTCTATATCACAAGTTTTTGGATCTACTCCAACAAAATCAATTAATTTACCGACATTTAAAAAACAAAATAGCTTTGAATACTCCCAAGATAGTGTTGGATATTTAGCTCCTGCATCTCTAAAAACTGGCCCAAGGCTGAACAGCTACTTTACTCCATGGATTCTAGGCGGAGGTTACACAGACGGAATGTCTAAGACTGGTAACTTCATGGGCGGAGATTACGGAGGAGTTCGCAGTGGTTTACGAGGATTCTTAGGTAGCACAAAGTTTTATAGTAAACCGCTAACTCAAAAAGAATTAAGTTTTAATTATTCAGTTCAAAGTAAATTATACAAGAACCTAGATGGCGTAAATAACGAATATAACATCATTATCGCAATCGGCCAGAGCAACATTGACGGAGTGTCAGCAACTTACGAAGACCCAGGAGTTCCTGAAAGATTCAGAAGAGTCCAAGCAAGAACTAAGATCTGGATGCCTGAGAGCTTCTCAGCCAGCGCAGGAACTTGGGAATACTTAGACCCAGTGAATATCTCGAACCAAAGCTATGGTGGATATAACACAACTAGGTATGAGGTTCCTGGCATTGATCCTCAATTCCGATTTAACTTCTATTCCCATAGGTATTATGATCCCGTCATGCAATTTATGCAGAGAATGGCAGATGACCTTAATGACGATGTATATCTCATCAAGAATACTAAGGGAGGAACATCAATGCTTAGTGGACTACCTGCACCAGTTGACCTACTCTCTTGGACTAGTAATACCACAGCACCAGGACTCCAAGGTTATGATTTATACTCCACTCTGAAGTTCGATACTTCAGCAGCTATCTCTGCTTTGAGAGGGCCTTCCTATACTAAGGTTACAGTTAAGGCTATCTTGATGATGCAAGGTGAATTTGAATCAGGCAACTCAACGTTCCCGGGCACGCCTTACACCAATCCTGGAGACATGGCTCAGGAGTGGGATCAGTGCTTCACCGAACTCTTATACCCCAGACTCCAACAAGATATTAAGGAAAGCCTCGGAACACCAGACGCCCCGGACATCCCTGTAATCTTTACAAAAGTCCATAGTGAGCTAGAGTCTGCGTCATTCCCGTATGTTTCGGACGTTCAAACACAACAAGAGACAGCAGCAGCTAGAGCAGAACTTAATGCTTATTTAGTTGATGTTGATGGATTAAGCTTCACTGACGGAACTAGAGTCCACTTTAATGCTGAATCTCTGACGACTATTGGTAATAAACTTTACGACAAGTATAAAGAGATTACTGAGTAAATCTTGAATATATATTGACTAGAGGTATCAAATGTTTAATCTAGGAGAACAAGAAGTTGTTAGAGGAACTATCCCATCTAATGAAATTTTAGCTGGTATTAGACGAAAATCAAATAGTAAACGTCTTGGTCTTAAATTTCCTTTTGAAAATACACTGAATGGTTACTTCTCTAAGATGGCAGATACCTCCGTCGTAAAGTCTAATCTTAGACAGTTAATAATGACAGAGCCAGGAGAGAGGTTAATGCTACCTGATTACGGGTGTCCTCTGAAATCTTTGCTATTCTTGCCTCTAGATGATGACCTTATCTCTGAAATGAGAGAGAGAATTTTTTTCTCAGTAAACACTTATTTACCGACTGTAGAAATTTTAAGATTAGATGTTGAAGCATTAGATGAGTTTGCATCTAACGGCGTGCCTACTATTAAAATTACTTTAGTATGTAAGATTCGAGACTCTATTGATTCTATCTTTGATGTGAGTGTAGTATTATGAACTTTGATGGAACAGTCGGCTCAGATTTCCTAAAAGCCGTAAGATACCCAGAAGAACGAAAGCAAAGTCTCATAGACTTCGCTGGCTCAGACTTCACTACTCTTAGGCTAAATTTAATTGATTATATCAAAGCAGTTTACCCATTAGATTATAACAATTTTGTTGAATCTGATTTAGGTATGATGCTCGTAGATTTAGTCGCTTATGTCGGGGCTATGACCTCTATGAAAGCAGACTACTTAGCTAATGAGAACTATTTGAGGACAGCAAAGAATAGAAATAATGTTAAAAAACTATTAGAACTCATAGGGATTCGATTAAAGGGACCAATAGCAGCAGCGGCTAACGCGACAATCTCCTTTGAGGAGTCTCCTTATGCTCAAGCGGATGATGTCTTAGTAATAAATTTTGCAGACAGAATTGTCCAAATAGCTTCTCCAGAAGATGGAGCACCACTTACATACACGCTCTATAAAGTTACTAATGGCCTAGTTGATCTACCAAACGCTGAAGCCTCAATAACTCTAACTGAATCAGAGGGCGTAGGTTTTGATTATGATAATCCAGGGTCTGTGGTTATTCATGATAACTTAGTATTACTGGAAGGTGCTTTGGTTAGAAAAACTGGGACTTTTGGAAGCTTCACAGGCATAAAAACTGTAGCCCTGGATAGCAGCCCAGTCATAGAAGGGTCCATTGAAGTATTTATCAATGGCACTAACCAAACCAGTGGAGTCTATAGCAGAGTAGATAACATATACTTCGCCTCGGGCGGAGATGCTAAAATCTTCCAAGTTATCTCTGACGATGATTTTAAAGCCACTGTAGTGTTTGGCGATAACCTGATCGGGAGATCCCCAGCCCCAGGTGATAGCTATGTCATAACGTATCGAGTTGGTGGAGGGACAAGAGGTAACATTAATAAAGAAATCATCAATGCTCCTATACAACTAACTAATACAACTCAATCAACTACATCCAATGGAACACTAGAGAACTCTAGTAAAGCGACGGGAGGCTCTGACGCAGAAACAGTAGAGCACGCTAAGAAGTATGGACCGTTATCCTTCCGAAGACAGGATAGAGTAGTTACTCTACATGATTTTGATTCTTTTGTGAATAGCTTTATTTCTTCGTATGGCTCCATTGGTAAATCTGTTGCAGCCACGAGACGAGCTTATTCCTCTGCAAATATTATTGACGTTTATGTATTAGAGAAAGCATCTGATTTGCAAATGAGAAAAGCAACTCCAACTTTTAAGAAAGAACTAATAGATGCTATAGAACCAAAAAAGATGTTGACAGACGAGATAGTTGTAGTTGATGGTTTGATAAGAACCTTAGACTTAGTGGTGACCGCTAGAATAGATAGGGAGCTTAGAGAAAACTCTGAGATTATTAAACTAAAAATTAGAGACGCCATACTATCTTACTTTAATGTTGACAACAGAAGTTTTGGTCAATCATTTGAACCTGCTGACTTAGCTAGAGTTGTATTTCAAATACCTGAAGTAATATTCGCTTCGGTAGACAATTACCCAGAAACTGTCCTCATTGATTTCAATGAGATAATTCAGTTAAATAATCTAACCATTAACCTAGTGAGAGTTTGATGACATCACAAAGATTTACTACAAAGAAAAGAAAGTTTTTTAACAGAAACTTCTCAGATGTAATTCAATTCTTTTTACCTGAGCAATATATCCAAGCAGATTTGGAGAGTTCAGGTGTAGTTGTAGATCCAACTTTAGATATTATTAAATCTCATGTAGATATTGCTAATAATATTAATTCTATTAGACCTCTAGATCCTGGCGAAGATTTTGATTCATTAGATACTTTTGACGGTATTTTGCCGTTTTTTATTAAACAGAATAATTTCACACAAATTTCATCAGAGGAATTTGATAGACATATCCTGAATCCATTAGGATATTCTTTTAAAGATTTTAACGGAGCTGTAGAATTTAGATCGGCTTTACAGAATAATATAATACCAAAAATTCAAACGAATTACGCACAAGATATTTTTAGTGGAGCATCTGGTGTTGATGAGTTAACTTATAGAATAGGCTGGTTCTACTTCTTAGCTGGCAGTTCTACTTACTCTTATCAACCATCATCAATTGTAGTCGATTATTTTGTGGATAATCTCTACAAAGGAAATTCTTTAGATATTGCTGACGGCATCAATGCTCTTACAACTTTTATCTGGCACAATCAGAGCAGTCTATCTAATTACATCCCTAGTAACTTTCTTTCTGGGTCAGATACCTATACAAGCGGCACACAAAACTTAGAAAAACTAAAAACCTATAACTCCATAATTTACTCTAGAGATTACCTGAACTTAGGTGACACTAAAGTAAAAGATGCCTTTGAACTGTTTGATCAGACACAAGAATACTATCAAGACACCGTATCAAACGGTCCGTTCTGGAGACTTGTCAAGGCTTATTCTTACGCCTTCGCTGATAGACAAAATGAAGTTAACCAGATAGAGACCCTCTACGATTTAGAGCAATGCCCGGACGACTTACTCCCAGAACTAGCAAAACTTATAGGCTGGGAGCTTATTGGCTACGATCCCAAAAAATGGAGATTGCAACTTGCTAATGCGGTTTCTGTCTATAAAGCCGCAGGCACGAAGAAAAGTATTACCACAGCAGTAAATAGCGTCTTCACCCCAGGAGTAGTCGATGTTTCTGGAAGTATTCAAGAGCTTTGGGAATCATATATTCCATTCTTAATTTTGTATAGTCTAGCTACGGAATCAATCCACTTCAAAGACTATTCTACCTGGACTCCTGACAAAGCAACGCAGTTAGGTTTATTTGATTATGATTACACTAATTTTGAGAATAACATAAGACTAGCTGTAGACAAAATTTTATTAGTTTTATTTAATGAGTTTCCTAATCTTTTTAGATTAGCAGGAAAGCCATTTCCTATAGATTCATCATCATTTGTATTTAATTACAGGAATGTTGATTATCCTATCCCTCCATTTGAAGAAATTCCATACTACTTAAGTTGTGATGTTAGTAAGCCATTTTTGCTAAGGCTAGCAGATCTGTTAGTTTGTTTTGGCGTTCCCGAAGAATTTGCCCTAAAGGTAACTGATTATATTGATGTTAATACGATCTCTACTGTAGACGAAGCATATCAAGATTACTCAGAAAATAATGGATGGTTATTTTTTACATTAACTCACCAACAAGCTCCTAACTGGAGTTCAATAGTCATTGATCCTAGAAACAAGAGAGAGAATTACTTATCACTATGGAATGGAAAGTCTTCTCATTATAAATTAAATTTTGAGGCTGAGTCATTTAATTTCTCAAAAGATACTTTTGAAGTTGATTCTAGACTAGCAATACTTGTAGCCAATCGACTAGCTGACATCTTCTCTCCGGCCAAGGCTGTAAAAGATTCTTCTGTATTGTTACGAGATACAGATTTCTACAATAGTATCGACCAAATTAACCCAGACATTTACTTAGACAAAGGAGATGAATTATCAGGTGATTTGTCTGCTGTAGTGTTATCCAATAGCGAAGAATCAGCTATGGATATTTTGGGACCACTTGTAGAGTTTAGTGGAGGAAGATTTACATACTCTTCAATAGTAAATACTGAATTATCTTCTACCGCAACCATAGTCTCATTAAGAAATAGTTACAGAAGAAGAGGCTTACATAATAAGCTGAATATTGCTGGGTATTATGATAGAACTGGATTTAATCAGCCATCTTTCAATGAGATGTTACCAGAGAAACGTGGAGGGATAACTTATAAATTATCTTCATACAATTACTACAATAATCCTTTCCTACCTCTTAACCCACTTAAAGGATACGCACCGGACGATGACCAGTATGGTTTTGTAAAGGCTCTGTTGCCAAGAACAGTAGAAAGGGTTTATCTACCAATGGCTAGTGCCTATGGCGGAGGAGGCTCAACTGCTAACTTTGATTTCACTCAAATAAATAGACTCTTAAATGAGGTTTCTGGTAGAAGTTGTCAATCTATTCTCAAATTTTATGTCGATCATCCTAATTATATTAACTTAGAAACTAAGGAAGTTTACGACGAAGTAGATGCAGTAACTAGAAGGCGTAGATATTATGGGTTACCTGCATTCCTAGAGAATCAAGGGATAGGTAAACAAAGTTACCTTGTTCCTCTTAGGAATGGGGTAGAGTATGGCTTATCAGGTTATGAGACAGGACTACCACTAAATAGTGCTATTTCTGGTATATCTGTAGACTATTCTAACACGTTATTCTTGAGTGCGTGCTCTGCATTAATTATGGAGCTAGGTAGTGTTTACGATGGAGATCCGAGAATCGCACACATTGAAGTCGGATTCTTAGGTCACGAGGGCAATTGGTCTAATGCTTTAGCTTATGACCATAGTGTAGATCGTTATACCTTCTCAAGAAAAGCTCCTGTGGAGTCTATAAATTTATTAGTTAGTGCGTTTGACGAAGCTTTTGATATAACAAAAATTTCTGGTAGATATCTTGATACCTTAGACAATGAGCTAGAAACTACAAATAGATTATTGCCTATTAGGCCAACAGCATTAACTTCTGTAGATATTGATGTAGGTCTTAATGACACTAACTTTACTAAGACTACTTTAGGTCGTGGCTCTGGCTACACACAAGTTCAACAATCATTTTACGGAGTCGCTGATAACTACCTGACAAAAATGAGGGTAGCAGAAATAGATCCGATTGAAACACGCTTTTGGAATGTTTTTAGAACTAGAGGAGCCTCTTTAACTTACCAAGATTTAGGAGAGTCATTACTTTCTTTCAGACCAAGTATTATCTCCTTCGATGATGGTTACAAGGAGCTAGATAGAATACGTCGGTTACCTCAATATGCTAATCCGATTCTTTATCAAAGACAGTTAGAATCAACTATCGCCATGGGATATAACTTCCATGTATCCCTTTCTTATCTACCAAATGTTGTTTTTGAAGATGAACGCTTCTATGTTAGCCTTACTGTAGAGAACAATGGAGTAGCACCATTTTACTATAACTGGCCGATGATCCTAACGTTCACTGATGGATCAACCTTCCTAGATATGCAGACACCGTGGGACATTCGGCAAGCTACACCAGGAACTAAAATCTATTTCTACTTTGTCCCAGCGAACCAAATAAAAGCTAATTTTTCAACGCCTTCAGAACTTACGGTGTTGTTAAGTATTCAAAAACCAGCAAACTTTATTCAACCCATTCAATTTGCAAACGAAGAACAAATTCTTGGAACGCCTTACGTTTCTTTAGGGTCTTTCAGTTATCAGAATAGATTAGAGTTTGAAACCTCTGGTCTTAATGAGTTCCCTCTAGGATTTATACCCTCGTCTTTGACCTTCGCTCCTGTGGAAGCTAGATGTGATGGAACCCTACAGGTAGTCCCTCCAGTGTATGATCGCTGCGCTATTTATTCATCAGCTAACTACTATGGTTATGATATTTCTGGAACCTTAAGTCCTCGTGGTTACTTAGGGTTACCTAATAGCCAAGGTGACATATTCTTGTTAGAAGCTGAGACCTATGTTGATCGAGGTCAACTAGATCCGTTTATGAGAGTTCTTCATAAGATAGAAGTAGGAAAAATTTATCAAAAGTATCAAAAAATAATTGATGACAATATTTATACTTATGCTTCTAGAATGAAGCACTCAAATGTTTTAGATGAGTTGGTTAATACTGAAATCAACTGTAGTGGTATATTCCTTAGTTCTTTAGAAGCTTATGAAAATTCTCAGTTAGGTAAAAAAATACACAAGTTATTTAACTTATACACAAGTGCGTTTAATAGGCACCCAACCCCTTACAACCCAGTCAGGGATTCTGGACCTAAAATTTATTCTCATGCGTATGGAGGTATACTAGAGAATGGAGATTTTGAGGATCGTGGTTCTATTGCTACCCAATATAACACTTACACTGTAAAAGCTAGCGAACCCAAGGTGCTAGATCTGTATAGTGCGTATTTCTCAGGAACCCCAGGCTCACTGGCCTTCTTTGATACTTCAATTGCAGATGATCCAAGCTCTATAATTGCGTCTTCAACATTGACTCCAAATACTATAGAATTAGTTAACTCTTCAATTATAAATGGGGTTGATATAGTTCATACCTCAGCGGTATCACGATATAATCAATTTGTTGTATATGATTTACAACAACAAGAAAATAATTCTTATATTTATAATAATGCTTTTGTTAGATTAAAAGCTAGAGACGGTCTACCAAGACTTAGATTTAGAGTGAAGGGTTCTGATTTCTCGGACTCTTACGACACGTTTAGAGCTAGTAACTTCTTATGCCCTGAACACGATTTTAGACTACAAATAAAAGCCTTAGCCGCAAAAGAAGATGGCACTGAATTTACTGATGCAACTTTAGGTGTTTGGATTCACACTGAGGTAGAGAACGGCGATGACACTTGGCACTTTGGCGTAGACGGTAACTGGCACTTAATAAAGACCACTGAATTGCCAATATCTAGGATTTTGTCGGAACTAACACATAAAGCTACATTCGAGAGAATTCCAAGAAACACTCCGGGTGGCCCTGCACTAGAGTGCTTAGATCCTAATAACGTTAGCCCAAATCGACGATTCTTGAGTGGCATAGGAGTGTTCTCAGAAGAAGACTTCAAAACATATGATTTTAAATTTAATACTAAAAATTATTGCAACATTAAAACACCAGAAGAATACTTTAAGTATAATCATAAACCTCACAGATTCGATCAACACTATGTAATTGAAGTTTTCATGTTACCAGAGGCTCAAAATATAGATAGATTTATATTATTGGATACTGTTAACTTAAGAGACGATACAATATACGATATGACTAAGATAGATGTGACTGGCACTCCGACAGGACACAAAAAGTTCCCTCTATGTAATATTTATCATGTTAATTTAGATAGAGAAGACATAAGAGCTATCCTGAACTATTATAATTCTGTGGCAGGCAAAGGTAGATTTGAAGGAAAACTAAGTCGAGATGAAGTAGAAAGTTCTGGCTTAAATCTCGTCTCAGGAGGAAGCAGGTCAGCTTATAGAGTTAACCCAGCTAACTCTACTATTGCTAGAGATGCTCAAACACGTAACTTCACGTTAGTGGATTTCTTTGATTAAGGAAATTTAAAATGATTAATGGTATAGTTGAAATATTTGTAAATGATAATAAGATCTCAGAAGAATCCAATATGATTATGGATAATACTGGAGAGCTTATTGTGGATATGTTAACTATGCAGAAATCCATAGCCGACGTGGCTGTTGCATCAAAGATTTTAGATACATCTAACTTTACTGTTAGAGCGGCTTCTCTAGGCAAGGATGCAGAGGGATACAAACACCACGCTCATTCTGATTTAATTAATATCAACGATGGAATCATTAGAGTGATTCACTATGAAGACTTCTCGCTATCTAGCTATCATACAAGTGCGTTTGGATTACTAACTAATACTCCAATATTACCTCAAGCTTCTCACCCTAAAATGCAAAGGCTAGAGGAAAAGTCCACTGCGGTTAGCGGTTTATTTGATTATGGACATAACCCAAACCAAATTCTAAGTGGAACAAAATTCGGTTGTTACGCACCGACGGGAACTATAGACCTGTATCTAGTGTCAGGAGCCATTTCCCCCGACGAGGGGTCTAGCAAAGTTTATGCTTCTGCCACCATCACTAATACCGCAGGACTCAATACTTGGACTAATCCATCAGCAATAGATTCTAGAGGGTTCATAATTAACACAACCAGCTCTATGGAAGAAGGTAGAACTTTAGAAGTTGCTGGTGATTATAGAGGGTTACTTCTGTCCTATGACACTGAGTGGAGTAACGGTGGCTTACAGATTAGATATGTTTTAGGCATAGAACCAGAAGACTTATTAGTTCTAAATGCTTATGGAGGCATATATAATATAGGACTTTGGAGAATTGATCTTAGAAAGATGTTAGATAAAGGTATGCTACCTCCATACGATTTATCTGCATCTGATGAAATAGAATATAAATTGCTTGCCAGAAAAAGCTTTTCAAGTGATTTAACCTATTATGTTGATGATGGATCTATTGCAGGAATAAAGGCATTGAATTCACCATTAAAAATTGTTTGGCGCTGGGTATTCAAATGAGACATAATTTTTTAGAAGATTTAGATATCAAAGGTCATTTACAGATCACAAAATGCTACCAAGACGGTAGCCAAGAAATTGTATTTGATGACCACAATATCATTGTGTCTGGTATGGGATTAGGACTAGCCCAGATGTTTAGTTTATCTGGTCCGCCAACTGTTCTAGATTATCAAATTGACAGGTTTCAAGTAGGTGTTAGTGGATCTTCTAATTTAGAGGTTGTCAGCACTAATGAATTAGCAGGACCACTGAGTTCTCTTAGTGAATATGGGGATCAAGCAAGAATATTTATTCTCAGCGGAAATCACGCTCTTACGCTCGATAACTATAATGAAGCAGAATGGTTTGGTTACATACCACAACATAAAGTTTCTAGAGTAGGACCAAATTCAGTAAGATATACATTAACACTAGACCAAGATGCAGCAAATGAGATTCAGAGAGATGGGGAGACTGTAGCACTGAATGAAGTTGGCTTATTTATGAAGAACCCTCTTGGAGATAGATTTAGTTTAGGCGAAGATACTTCTGTGCTCGTAGCTTATAGATATTTTAGCCCAATAGCTAAGACAACAGACTTTAGTTTAGTTTTTAGATGGACATTGAGTTTCTGATATGGCTACTTATTTAATGAACGATCTTTACACGGCATCTGGTTCGGCCAGATTATTTGGCTGCTGGACCGAAGCGGTCACAAAACACACGCCGTCTAATTTCTACAACTACGAAGAAGATAACTTACCTCTCTATGATTTGGATGAGAGAGACGAGCTTCTTTGGGAGCAGCTAGGATACCCGACATCTTCGATTCCTGGCATGGTTCTTCTTGTCTCAGCAGACGCTCCAGCAGGATCTGTAGCTTGCAATAAGAATATATTTTATGATGTAAGTTCTTTACAGAAAGCATTACCAAAATTTATTAATTACCCATTGATAATTGAAGTCGCCAGTTATGGAGATTTAGGAGAACTTGAGTTAAAAGACATAACAATGGGACCATCAGGTAGTTTAGAAATAATCAATAGATTAAATCATGCTCCTCCCTTTTTTCAGGTTATTGATGCTTCCGCTTATTCACGAGTCTCTACAGGACCTCATACAAACTATGCTATAAACAAAAATGTGTCAGCAGGGGTTGAAAGTAATTTTTATAATTTTATTTCAAATGCTAACGGATTTTCTCCGTCATCCTTACTTCTTAATACTTACGTCATGTCTGGAGGCGTGGCTATATCACAGTTCAAGACCGATGAAAGGGCACTAACGGCTTTCAAAGGGTTTTACGGAAGTAGACCAGCTTCACAAGAAGTCTCCAACCAAGAGTTCACCAGATTGTCTGTGGCTGATTTAACTCTGCCATTAAACTGGGGATTACTGATGAATGTAACAGGGTCAGTCTATGAGGAGCAAAGTTTATCAGAAATTTACTCATATGATCCTAGTTGCTTTAACCAAACTACAGGAGATGAAACGTTTAGAACCTTCCCTCTTGATATCGAAGATTCTTCAAGCTACCAAAGGTTTGTAGCTTACGGAAACTATTTTAGAAAAATTACAGTGACTAACTGTAACGGTCCTCTTTATATTAGAGGTTTCTATTGCTCAGGAGATGGTGAGACTTCAGAAATAGGTGTAGAGGTTAATGATTCTACAGTTAGTTTTGAAGGTTTAGCAGTAGATCACTTCGTATCTAAAGGAATCAGCATTAAAAATTCAACAGTAGACTTTAAGAGAGATCTTTTTGTAAACAGATGTTATGGGCTGGACTCTGGTGGTAATAGATTATCAGGTGATTGGCTTACCATAAATTCTAAGTCATTTGATCCTCCCAAGGATGATTCTGCCGGGATAGAAGCACTCAACTCAGAAATATTTTTTGATACGACCGAGGAGCATACAGCACCATTAGCAGCAGCTAATAGCGGCGTATTTAACGCAGGTCTATACTTGAGAGTAATATCTAGAAACTCGACAGGTATGAGACTAATAAACTCTTTAGTAAGAGGAGGCAGCTCAAGACCAACAGACAGATTAAACTCAGCCGCAGGTGTCTACTACATGGATTTCTTATCTTTTGAAGGAAACGCTAATTACGGTATTGAGTTAGAGAATAGTAGATTTAGATTTGAAGGTAGACTAGAAGTATTTAATAATACTAGAGGTATAAGATCTGCTAACAGTAACTTTAATGTTGAAGAATTTTGTGTAGAGAATAATCAGATCTATGGCATGTATTTAGATAATTCCGAATTTAAATTTAATTTAAATGGGGTTTCTGCCACAGAAAGATTTGATTTTTCTTGGTCAAGAGCCATCATACCTGATACCAGATATACCAAACAGTTCTCTTACAAATTTAAACAAAATGGTCAACATCTGATCATGCGTAATTCAACGTTCAGACCTAGCAAATTTCCTAGCATGGAAAAGTTTTTTGGTAGAATGTTGATGATTGATGCTCACGGAATTAGTGATGATAGTATTGGGTCTTTGTTACCATCAGTTCAGATGGACTCATCTGTAGCTGAATTTATCCATCTCACTTCAATTAGGGCTGGGGAATCGCTGAAGGTCGCTAAGGGTGCTCACATTTATGCCTCAAATAATTCAGAATTAACTTGTCTAGGGACTGTTAGTGCTATGAATTCTTTCATAGCGGGTAGTGATACTCCAACATATAGTGAAATGAAGCATTACGCAGCTATTTGTGCTGAGAATGGATCTACTGTTAAGTTTAGAGGACCAAACATAGTCTATGACGGGGCAGTAAACGTTTATGCTAATAGAAATTCTAGCATCGTATTCGAACCACACAAAAAACAAAATGGTGAGTTTGATATCGAAGGATTCTCATTAACTGACTCAAGATCTCATACGATGATAGAATTAAAGGGTTATAATTCTTGCTTGGTGGCAAATAACAACTCAAATATTATAATGGAAGATTTGGGTGATTATACAGTTAATTGGCCTTTTGACGAGACAGTTTCTACTAACTATGCAACATCCTCAGAAGGATTTAACTTCGCCACTTACACGTCAGCAGGATTCTTCCAGTTCTACCCGAACCCTAACGAGTCTTATGACTATACACAATTCCCACAAGTCTTACAGAATAGAGGAACTCTATGCCAAATGACAGAAAATGGCGCAGGTAGTAATGAGTATTATTTTGGGAGAAACTTCTGGGACATTGATCCATTCGATTTATCTGCTCTTACAGAAGGCGGAGTTTGCTTACGAGCTTTAAACAACTCAAATGTTAGAGTTAGGAATGTTCACTTCCCTTGTGGTTGGTGGAATGCGAGTGCCGCCTATTATGATACTAGTTCCTCTGAAGGCTTCTGTTGTAGAACGTTTATTTGGAACGTAGCTAACAACTCTACTATGCACGTTGACCACGTTAGTGTTAGCTCAACTTATCCTTACTTAGCAGGTTATCATGGGCCATCAGCAGTCTGGGTAAGTGGTGCTAACAACGAACCAGCGTATGGATTACCTTCAGGCACACCTGATACCTCTTCCCTCTCAATTTTAGATTTCTTTGGAGTGGGCTCTGGAGTAGGTAATGCGTGGGTTATCCCTGATGGCACGGTTGCTGTATATGGTCAAACAAGTTTTGAGAATCAAGGACCTTTTAGACTTTACGTTGGTGTAGACTCTATGGCAAATAGTTTGGTCCATGCAGGAGGAGTTGGTCTTATCCAACAAATATATGCTCAAGGATACGCACCATCTGGGCCAGCATACTGTTTACCTGATACAAGTGCGTTATATGGAAAACTTTTCCACGTAAATGAAAATGGCAATCTAGCAACGTCAGGGTATTTTTATGCTGACCAAATGGTCAAGTGCGATCCTAACTCAATTATGTTAGATGAATCAGCAGCTAGCTTGTTTGCAAATGCTAAAAACGGCGCAATGGGGACATCAAGAAGACCTCAAATATGCACTATTTATTCAGCAGAAAATTCTAACTATGGAGAAGGTAGAAAAGCTATAAATGGTGTGGTAGGTAAGGGATTCAAGAGTGCTAATATTTTTGATCTACTAGAAGAGAACTGATATGGCTGAAATAAATTATAGAGATAGCGAATATAGATTTCGTTCACCAGTTAGATACTTTACCGCAAATGACCCATATTACTGGGAGGTAGACAATATCCCTCTCCAGCAATTAATGGAGAATGATTTATGGCTTAGAGATCAACTCACTCAAGGTGGCGGTAGTTCATTTACAGGTATTAATAGGCGAGACATTAATGAGCTTAAACCTTATGTAGATGAGACTAATAATATCGTTAAAGTAAAGCCTGGTAGATTTACCGCAAGAATAAATGATATTAGTTCTTCAGTTAAGTTTCAAGAAATTCGAAGAATCGCAGGTCAGATGTTCAATGAGAGACACACCTGGGAATTTACGACTTACGACTCAACAGCAGTTCAAGCTAATATTGACAAGATTGTCTCTGAAGTAGAAACCGACGCTACATTTTTAAATGGTTTGTCAGAGAGAGCTTTTACTCACCCCTCTGTCACTCCATACATCCCTTATATTGATTACAGAACTGGTGCTTCTACCTGGAACCCGAACTTACCTCTTAGAGATATTGTATTCTTTATTGTAGACCCCACCACGGGCACAATCCCAGGATCTGATAATAGAGTTATCGGATCAAACTTTTCTGAGCGACAGGAAGCACAGATGGTGGCGGATCAAAGTATCCAACCATATTTTATGCAGTATTGGAGAGGTGTCGCTAGAACGTCTGTGGTAGATGTCCCTGAAGAGTTAGAGATAGAAATTCCTGCGTTCAACCTGTCAGACTTTGATTACATAGACAGAAATGGTAATGTAGTTTCTCGTCCTGGAGCGGAGCTTAGAATAGACTTATTATTTGTCTACTCTAAACCAATTGATTCTTTAGAATCTAAAGTTCTTGATCCGACTAACCCAGAAGGTAGAAGAGTCATTACAAGAGCTGAGTTAGGAATAGTTAAGGGAGCTGGAGCAGTTTTCAGCCTTCTTAGAGGTAACAGAACAACAGTCGAAGATGACGGTGGTTTTGATGAAGTCGGAAATCCTCAAATTGTTGGTAGCGTAGCAGACCATAAAGGAACTTTCGCAGGATTTTCTAATGAGGGTGTTCACGGATCTTTCCCATCACCTGATGACTTAATGAATATCTCTCCGTTGATTTCTGAACAGTTAGAGGATAATGATCCTTTTTTAATCGGTCAAACAGTTTTACCAATTGCTTATGTTGTTGTTAGAAAAAATCCATCAGTTAACCAAGCTGGTGTTCAAGTTCTAACAGAGTCATCAATCATTGATATTAGACCGTTCTTTAGAACAACTGAGTTATCTTATAATGAGCGTGCTGGTATAGCCGCAGCTATGCCTTCATTATCAATATCTAATCCTGTAGTAACCAAACTAGAACTTAGGTATGAGACAAAACGTCTATACGATGATTATATCTCTAGGATAAATCCAGCTAGCCAAGGTTTAGTCGATGGATCTTTCCCAAGAGTTGTTGCAGCAGGATACGTTATGGGTGGATCACTATTTGGGCCTGAAGCAGCAATACAAGAACAATATCTTAGACAGAATCCAAACCTGACACCAGCTCAACTAATTTCAGAAATGGTGGCTAAACATGGATATAGACCAGACATAATAATTCCATCCTATCCTGACTGGGATTTAGCTCGTTGGGCTACAGATTTTGCTGTAGCTGGAAACTTTAGTCCCGGCCCAGGAACTCAAAGAAATGACTGGGTTAATCTTGCACGTAGAGGCGATATAAATACTGCCGAAGAAGAATTTGATTTTGGTTCATTTGAAACAACAGAAAGACTAAATAGAATTAAAAAAATATCATCAGAAGCATTCCAAGGTAAAGCTGATATTCTATTTGTCAAAAAAACTTTTACAGTTGATAGATCTCAAATAGGTTGGGATGTAGAGGATTTCCATGTTACGGCAAACTTCTTTAACTGTGTGCCATTATCCTGTCGCTATAACTCTAATGATGACAGAGTTTATCCTGGAGCATCAGATATTTGGATAAGCAAGACACCTAATGGATTTACTATTTATGTAGCTTGGAGCGCAGCTTCCATGAGAACAACCGGTAATGGAGGTGGTCCCGAATATCCTTCAAATGCAAGAAGCAGCAGAAACTACTCAGGATTTCTAGTTACGGACGGTGAGATGTTTAATAGACTAGGATCTAAAGGTGCCGCAAACGCTAGACTTCCTGGAGAGCCCGCTATGGGTATTTCAACTTACCCGACTGTAACATTCCAAGTAATTGGTATGCCGACAGCTTATAGAGGTATGGCTACTAACACTAAAGGAAATCTAGTAAGGTTCTACTGAGATGACCGAGATTAAGTTTGGCTGCGGAGAATTTTTTCCCGGAACAAAACGAACACCACCCCCAAAAGGTGGGGGCGACCCACCAGACTTAATTGCAGTAGATCCGAGAGTCCCTACTCCTCCTCCGATTTCAGTCCCACCGCCACCGGTTGAAGACTTTTGGGTTTGCACTTGCACAGAAGTAACTACACCGATGCCTCCAGGAGACCCTGGCAATACGACCACCTGTGATTTAGCGACAAGAAAGTGTATTAAACAAAGTATGATGCCTGTTGGTGTTCCAAGAAGCGCGCAATCCTTCTTAACAAAGCAAGCATGTGAGAATATTGGGTTTGGAGAAGAACCTTGTTCTGTAGTTTTATTTAAATGCTATGAGTATGAAAAATACTGCCCAGAAATTCAACAGTTTATCTGGACTAAAACTTGTATAAATTGCAAAAATCCTACAACCGGCGGCAACAGATTCCCAGGACCTATCTGGGCGAACGGATGTATTCATCCCTCAATCATTCAATGTCAGATACAAGAAGAATGCTACGATGTTGAGTGCCCTCCACCAACAGGAGAAGTCCCACCAGCAGATAGAGAGCCAGGAGGAGACCCAGGAGGCAATTTAGATCCAAGAAGGCCAGGTAATCCCACTGAAAAATTTAGAGGGCCTATAACACCTGGGGGTAGAAGAACTCCAATGTGGAAGTGTCAACAAGGTCTCAAGAGATATTGTCCACCACCAAACCAAACGAACGTAAGCGCAACTTACTCTGAATGTCAATATGTATTGAACCCTCCAGTAAACGCCAGTCGCCGAGATGGATGGTTTGATAGTCAACAAGAGTGTAGAGAGTCTTGCTACCAAAGAGTTGTTTATAGCCCCTGTCCAATCGTCATAAGAGATCAAACAGATTTACCTGGGACCATAACTACTTTCGAGCCATTACCACCAGATAGCCTACCACTTCCCGAGCCAGACAACAATACTGGTGCGGACACCAGATTCGGACGACTTCCAGGAGGCCCTGCAATCTTAAACAACCGTGAGGATACTTCGACAATATCTCAAATATTACCAGGACCTCTTCCTCGTATATTCGATGGAGGAAGCACAACGTTTGAAGATACCACTCGGAGAAGAGATGAAGATACATTTAGATCTCCTTTAGGATTAGAGAATGCTTCATTTAGAACGATAGTTGATAATGAAAATTTATTAACTTCCATTAATCAATCAATCATAAATGAAAGTTTTAATGAAGCTAATATGTTTAAAGTGATTGATGTAGAAAATTATTATCAATCTGAATTTAGTGACACTTCTCTTAGTGGTCAAGGAGATCTTTATCATCCCATCTATAACATTTTTAATTACGAAAAAACTGTATTTGACTCAACTCAGTTTGTTGAAAATGATTTAAGGCGAGATATTTTCGCAGAACTTGTTAGCCCAGAAGTTAAATATCTGCTAGAAAATAAAAATAAAGAAGGGGAGTGGAGTGATAAATTAGCTTTAGGACTATCTCACATTAAATTAATTAAATCGTTAAGAGTTGATGTTTACGAGTTGTTTAAATCAATTTTAGATATAGACGGACAACCACTGCCAGCAGATTTTTTTGTCAGTATGATAAAACGCCATTTAGTCTATGGCACAATTGATAACTTAGATATGAGTTATTTTTCAAAGTTAAAAGATACTCAAAAAGAAAGAAAACATTTAGAACTTTTAAAATCACAAAACAACGAGCTAAATCATAGAGCTGCTTTAGGTCTAATTGCTAATTCTGGCTTTAGTGTTGATATCAATAAATATTCAGTAATTCAAGATAAGATCGAAGCTGCAAGACAAAGACATTTACTGACAGATCTTGAAACTAGTGTTCCTGTCGAAGTTTTAGATGGCACAACTCTAAATATCCCACTAACTGATGCTGGATTATCTGTAAGTTCTTTAGCGGACGTTGAGGAGTTTGTAGATGTGGGTCCTGGAGATGGTTACTACTTTGTTATAGAAACATTAGATGGTCTTGAGATACCCCTGGAGTTGGATACTGCGGTTTCTGCTAGTTACGCTATAACTCCTGATGTTAGAAAAATTGCTCTGGAGATGATCGGGAAAAATCATTACATGAACTTTACAGTCAGCTCCTCTTTTAATAATTCAGAATTTGGTGCTGATTATAACACTAACTACACCGCAAGTGCTCAATATTATAAGTTAGAACTTTCTTCAGTAACTGAGTTACCCAGCGATGATAACTTTGTTACCGTAACTTTTGCGAAGTATGTATTGTTAACAGATGAAGATAAGATCTACGAACACTCTAGAACTTATGGAGCGAAGTCCACTCAACTTAACCTTCAGTATGATGATCCTTTTATTCAATATGCACAGAATAATGGATCATTTAATATGAGCAAAAATGATATTACTATGAAAAACTTTGAAGGCAACAGAACTTCAGGATCTTACTCAAAGATAGTAAGACCAATGCCTCAAGCTATAATAATAAATCCAACAAATAACATAGAAAAAAATCCTTTCTATGTTTATTCAAATTTAGAAACTATAACAGAAAACCAGGTTTCTCGAAGAGTCTTTGCAACACCTAATTTTGGTTTAGATAAATTCCAAGAACGTAGATCACCAATACCAAACAAACTAACTGCTTTTGAAGAAAACACATATCAATTAGGGTTAGTAGGAATAAAAGATACTCAAAATGTTTATTATCCTTTTGATAAATCAATTTATTCCGAAAAATTTACTGTCACAAAAAGATCTCCTGAAGGAGAGATCTTCTATAATTTACTAGAGAATACATTAAAAGCTAATTATACTTTCTCGTATCTAACTTGGTGGGATGTATACAGAAGATTGACGATGACTGAAATGACTAGATTCATCTATTCTGTCCCACAAAATTTCTTAGCAAGTTTAGAGAAAGGATTTAAAGGCTATAAAATAAAACCAGTTCTTCAAAGAGATTTGGCACTTTCTTCTGATCTAAAATTGAAACCTGAAAAAGAAGAATCTAAAATTGTTTTAACAGACAGGCTTAGGTATAAAACTACAAACATAATAGCTTGACATGGTTAATATATTAACAGTAGGAACTCACATAAGTCTAGGTCACGGCTGTGCGAATGCTATTACCTGCACAACTCCAAATAATAGCAAAGTAACGGTAGAAGGACTTTTAGCAGTTAATACTACTAGTCCATGTGTCCCTCATAACTTTTGTGGACCTGACGCTCCTCACATACCTATAACATTACCTTCACAAACAACTGTTAAGGTAAACGGAGAACCAGTTAATGTTGATGCAACTCCTTTAGGATGTGGAGATATATTATTTTCGTTCGCACCGTCTAAAGTAGCTCTGTTTAGAAATCCTGGCTCCAACCAAGTGCCTGGGCAAATAGCCGATCGGGTTGCTTATATCTCAGACTACCCTAAAGTTAACTATCGGGCAGACAAAGCTATCAAAGTTATTTACAAAAAAGATGGATTCGGAGAAGGAGCTCCTTATGTCGCTGATACCTTTTGCCCTTTTGGTGGGTCTTTCTCGATTCAAGATGCTTACACTCCAATAGCAGTTTCTTCTTCTGCTGGGATCACCGAATCCAGAAATTACCCAGGTCCGCCCATATCATCTAGATCAGGCGCTGTGGGAATCCCTAGTTATTCAACACTAAATAATCCCTTGCCCATAGCACTAAGAATATTAGGAGTTTATGGAGTATCTGTATCAACCGATAATTTTCTAAATAGACGGGTAAGAGGGGAACGTTTAGATCACAATCTTCAACTAGATCCTAATACATTGACGATCTCTAATTTAGAATCAATAAGGCTTACACCTAGTATTAGAAATTCTATTCTAGGTAAGTTATTTGGAGAACCAATAAAAGCATTTTTGTTAATAGACTATATCCCAGGATTTTTTTATGGAGATATTTTTGTAGAACCTCCTCTTCTTTACCCAGAACAAGTCGATGGGGGGTGGACTACAAATAGAGTTCAAAGTATTGGGATAGGTTTTACGAGACAGAGAGGTGGTAACTGCTAATGATTTATTTAAAAAATAAATAGCATATTATCTATTACTAGAATAAATACTTTTACGAGGATAGTATTATGTCAAACTCAAATGATGTTAAGATGTTTCTAGAAGGCTGCGATTGGGCAAGCCTCGGCTTAGAGCCAAAGAATGTTATTTCAGAATCAGTTGAAGATCACGATGGTGATTATGAAGAACTCCACGAAAGTGATGAGATAGAAGCTGGTTTCTACGATGTCGATGGTGAGCTTTTCTTTGTCAACGAAGATCAAGAAATCTTTGATGTCTTCTCCGATGAAGATGATCAAGTTTTTATTTTCCATGAAAGCTACGGTCTTCACCAAGTCTTTGAAGACGCTGATTCACTAATGTTCGAAGAAGTTGATACTGATGGCTTTGAAGTTCTTGAAGAAGACATTGAGGACTGAGTATGAATCATTCATACCCAAGCATAAGTGTCTCTCAATTTTTTGAGGACATGGTAAACGAGGGTAATGTTAGGCCGGAGGCAGATCCTATAACTGTCTCCGACCCTTCTATGCCTGATCTCAGAGAAATTCCTGATGTTGATCTCGGCAATTTATTTGGTGCTCCGAAAGCTCCTAAGAAAGTTGTTGCCGAGGCTAAGGAACAATCAAAAGACATGAAGCAAGAAATGCTTGAACTCATGATGGAGTTCAAGCAAGTTGTCCAGAAGGCTAATAAACTCTTTGCTGAAATGACAGCAGGGACTACGACAGTAGGAATGTTAGGAGTGAATTTAGCTGGTCCTACCAATAAAGCAAAATCTCCTAAAAAGGCCGTGAAAACACTTAGAAGGAAACAGCTATGAGATACCTTACACCAGTTCGTTCTGATTCCATTGTCCCTCTAACCATGGACAGCCTGATGGAGACTGCTAAAGAAAAGATGGAAAAACCTCGCCTCGGGATGATTCACAATCCACCAACACCCAAGCTCCCCAGATCAATCTCAAAACCCTCTCCTAATGATAAGAAGGTAAAGCCGGGCGTTAAACCTTTTGTAAAAGAAGATAATGATCTGTTGGAAGGCAAGTATAAGGATCAAAGAGAAGCAGGCAATGTAAAGGGTCCAATCGCTAAAGCAGCTATGAACAAGCTTCGCGGCAGCAAGGGCAAGATGGTAAGAGGTAAGCTAAAGCCAGCTACTTCTAAGGCTGCTCGTGAAGCTTATAAGAGAGCAGCAAGAGCAGCAGCAGGCACCTCAAAACCAGCAAAGGCACCTGAAGATAGACTTCCAGAGCCAAGAGGCGGTGATGCCGGTTCAACTGAGGCTAACATCAGAAAAGCAGGAGATCGTCAATGAAAACGTTAACAAGAGTTAATCTAGAAGAAGCAAAACGTTGCTGGAAAGGTTACAAGCCAACTCCAGGCAAGAGACCTTATTCAAAAGGTTCCTGCATGAAGGAAGCCACTGTTCTTAAGACAGAAAAGCTTACGGGTAAACGAAGGAAGCTAGACAAGAACAAGAATGGCAAGCTTGATTCTCAAGACTTTAAGATCCTTCGTGGAGAAGAAACCGTTGCCGAAGGTAGCCCTGCTTGGCAACGGAGTGAAGGAAAGAATCCTTCAGGCGGTTTAAACGCTAGGGGCGTCGCATCATACCGTGCAGCAAATCCAGGATCAAAGCTGAAGACTGCTGTGACAACCAAACCATCTAAATTGAAGAGAGGCTCAAAGGCAGCCAGTCGTCGTAAGTCTTTCTGCGCTCGCATGGGCGGAATGAAGGAGAAGCTTACAGGGGCTGAGACTAAGAGTGATCCTGATTCAAGAATTAATAAATCACTACGGAAGTGGAACTGCTGATGAGCTTTTTATCTATAATTAACGAAGCTAAAGGTTCTGAGGTCTATGGTTCTAAAGAAGGCACCAAAGGTAAGAATCGTTCCGGCGTAACTAAATCCCAAAAGTCGAGAGTAAAGGTTTACCCCTCAATAATGAGTGCTCTCAGATCAGGACAAATAGGGGATATATTTTCAACTGATGGTTCTGAACGACTTTACGTAATTAGTAAACAAAAGTGGGGCACGGACAAAGATCAGGTAGTAGCAGGTAGAATCGCAAAAGGATTTACTCCTGGTTCCGCTACACCATCTGCGTCATGGTCCTCAATTAAGAAGCATTCAGTAAGAACTAAATTACGCTACAGAAAAGGTTCTGTAAGTCGAGATCTTAAACGTAAATACGGATCAAGAATTAAAGCAAAGTGAGGATAATATGCTGCTAAAAGAAGTAAGAGTTTTAACCGACTTACAGGTTATTTCAGAATCTCGTGACACGGGCGTAATGTGTATTCGTGGCACATTCCAACGCGCAGAAGAGGAAAACCACAATAAGCGAGTATATCCTAAAGCAGTATTAGAAGGTTGCGTCAAATCACTTCAAGAAAAGCTTTCTGGTAGAGAGCTTGTTGGTGAACTAGATCACCCCGCTGATGGAGTTGTAAAACTTCAGAATGCTTCTCACTTAATCACCAAGCTAGAATGGAAGGGTAATGATCTAATTGGTGAAGCAGAAATCCTCCCAACTCCAGCAGGTCAGATCGCAAAGAGTCTTATCAATGCAGGTGTGAAGATTGGTATTTCAAGTCGCGGTATGGGAACTCTCAGTGAATCATCAGAAGGCTCAAAGATTGTCAATGATGATTACAAGATGATTACCTTCGACCTTGTTGCTGACCCTTCAACCAAGGGCGCATATCCATCACTGGCAGAATCAAGGCAACACGCTCTTGATTTTGTTGAGAATGTTATCAAGCCTGCAATTTCAGAGAAAGCTTTTGTTGCTCGTCTGAAGAAGCAACTCGATCTGATGGAGGCTAATAGATCAAAGATTGTCGCTGATATAGACACAGCCATCGACAATGTAGGAAATAACGGTGACCGAGAAGAAAGACTAGAAAAACTTCGACACAGAATAACCGGTGGTGGTGATGAGCCACAAAAGAAGTTAGGTCCTAAAATTCCTCAATCTAAGCATACAAAAGATGCTCGAAGGAAGAGAGCATCTAGAAGATCAGCAGCTAAGAAGAAGCTACAAGAAGCCATCAACGAAATGTGCGGCCCAAAAAAGCATGGCAGAAGGAGACTAAA